AAGTTGATTTTCCACATTGGTGGCAATCTAAAATCATCAAGGCAAAAGAAATGATGTCTAGTGCTAAGCACTACCTTGATTTCGAATTAAAAGAACCAGAAATCGATGCTGCTGTAGATGTTATTGATGCTTCAGATGCTTTAAATAGCACTGGTATAGAGATAAACGAAAAAAGAACGGAAACATTAGCTGAAAGAATAGCTAAACAATTAAAAGCTAGATAATGACTCGTGAAGATCTTGTAGCAAAAATTAAAACGTTAGCTAAGGATGTCTATAAAGGCAGACTTAAGGCTGACGTTGCTGCTGCCGAGTACGATGAACTAACCAAATTTCCAGAACTCAAAAAAGTTATAGTCGATTTACTTACAGCAGATTTCGACTACTTTTTAGCCTCAATTGATTGGGTTGCTCCTCGTCCTACTACTTTCCGTATTAATTTAAAAAACGGACAAGATTTCTATCTTATTTATACACCTAAAACTTTTATTGCTCAAATAGAAGGTAAAAAATACTATCTACTTAACCTAAACGAGGAAGAATCGGCTTGTGAATCTATAGCTCGTATATTACGTTACGGAGGTAAAACAGAAGCATCTACTGAAGGAACAGAAACAGGAACAGAAACAGAAACCTCAATAGAAGAACCAGTAGCTGAACCAGTAGCTGAACCAGTAGCTGAACCAGTAGCATAATGGATAATTTGGATAAATTTATCAAAAGTGTAGCTTGGAAATTCCCAAAAGGATATCCTGACATGAACGATTCAAAAGATAAAGCTATGTTATTTGAACTAGCTGAAAATTTTATGGGTGAAATTATCATCAACGAGGCACAAGCAGATTATGATATCAGAATTCGTAAAGCTTTAAATTTAAAAGAAGGCGAAAAAATTCCAACTTGTAATACTCCCTTAAGTTTAGGTGATGATTTTAACTTAGGTGGAGAAGACGAAAAAATTTGGGTACAATTATATTCAACTCTCCCACTAAAAAAAGATAGCGAAATTCCAACAGCAGGAGCTGGTAAAGGAGAAATTGCTACTTACTGGGCGTTTGAATATAATGTCAATAGACATAACGTTACAGACTCTAGAAAAGGAGAAGACCCGGATTTAACCATTGATGGTATTGGGTGCGAAATCAAATCATACGAGACATCCAATATCACATTAGGTAAATTTGCCGGCGATAAAGAAAACGTTGCTTTGTTAAACAAAGTATTTGGCATCTTAACTCTATTTAGTGAATTTGACGAAAACTCCCAAATCACAGTTAACCCAGGTAACTTTAAAGCAATGGATATAGTCCCAGCATTCGATATAATGTCTAGTTTTGAAAAAAACAAGTCACTAAGAGATATAGATATGTTTGAGCCCCTATATAAAAGTATTGATTCGCTATATAATAAATTAGATATATCACCTGAAGCTACTGCTAAAGAAGGTGCTGCTAAACTTTTAAAAAGAGTACTATCTAACAAACTCTACAAAAAACCTAGAATGGGTAAAGATATAGGGTATATCTTAAACGTAAGTGAAAAAGGAAAAGGTAAATTTTATCTTATGAATGATGCTGTAGTAGATGCTATAGATGTCGAAAGAATCTTAAGTGGGGTTTATGTCTCATCTTCAGAACTAGGTATGAACTTTAAGAATTTATTTTTATAGATATGTGTGACTGCGGCTGCAATACTTGCGATACTAAAAAACCAGTGATGCTAAACGAAAGTGTAGCACCAAGAGCAATCCTTTCCGAGGGGTTGAAATATCACTTAGATAACGCACGACCTCTTACAGAGCACATATATCGTGCAGGCTCGGAAAGCTATTTCAATTTATGGGCAGAAGCACGCGCTTTATACAGCCGTAACATCATTGAGGTACAAGGAGATGATTTAGAGATACTAACTGAAACTGATCTAGGTCATTTTGGTATGTATGAGGATAAAAAAGTTCCTTTAGATTTTATCTTCGAGGAGGTAGAAGTAAACGAGGCAGATAAAAAGAAAAAAGACCCTCCAATTGGTAAACCAAAGCGTGGTGGCTCTAAAAAATTCTATGTCTACGTAAGAAAACCAGGTGGTGGAACTAAAAAAATATCATTTGGTGATACAACAGGTCTATCAGCTAAGATAAACAATCCACAAGCACGTAAAGCATTTTCAGCACGTCATGATTGTCCTAATAAAAAAGATAGAACAAAGGCTTCATACTGGAGCTGCCGTTTACCACGTTATGCTAAACTTTTAGGTTTGAAGTCTAACTTCTCAGGATTCTGGTGATAAAATAAAATAAAATGATTAAACTACTCCAACTACTAACCGAAGCAAAAAAAACAAAAGAAACTTTTGAAGAATTTGCTACCACACGTGCAGCAGGAGCTGCTAAAATAGCATCAACTGCAGAAGAAAAAGGTGGTTTAGCAATGTTAACTTACAATCACTTTTATGTTAAGGCTCCATACTACAAAAAAGCCATAAACGGAAAATTTGATAAAGAGGCAGCTAAAAAAGAATTTGCTGAAATCCTAAAGAGCATATCCCTAGATATGAACCAAAACGAGTTTCAAAGACAGGTAGGTAAAATGGAGGTATTAGGTGAACTTCTTATAAGAGAAAACTAATGCTTAACGCAAACATCCCTAGCTTTAAAGCGCTAGTTCGTAAATCATATTTTACAAAAAACCAAGAAGATCATAACGAATTCTATAATGTATACGTTTTTGGTCTTCAATCATGCGCTGGAACTATATTAACATTTCATGTTATGACAGATAACGGGATGATTCGTTCTCGTGTTCCACTTTCCGAAATTTATACAGAAATCCCAACAAACGACATTCCATTTAATTTTAAACAGTTATGGGATTGTTTTAGTGAAAACGTAGCTATTATAGAATATAGCTTTTTAGCATATCATAGAGCACAAATTGTTTTAAGAGACGGAAATAAAGTTTGGGGCACCTATATGTTTACAGTAGATTGGTTCAATAATCCATATAGCGATGAACCAACAGATTACAAATGTGGTCATATATTCGAATCAGACGAAGGGTATTTAATGTGTATGCCCAATAATAGAATATTCTGGAAAGACTCAAACTGGGTAACCAAACCACTCCCAGAGAATCTAAAGCAATATAAGGTAGATACAGAACTTCCAAGCGTGGAAAACCAATCAGATAGATGGGTTACCGAAGATGGAGATTCTTTTTATTACGATATGAATGAAACTTCTATAAAATGATTAAACTATCAGACATATTAAAAGAAACATACTTGGGTAGAGGAGAACAAGGTAAAGTATATGCTATAGGTAAAGATAAAATTAAAAAACAAAGTAATTTTTTAGATGGTTTCACTCAAGATGAATTATATTTTTATAATCAATTTAATAAACATCTTGATATATTTCCTAAAATATATGAATTAACTAAATCATATGTTATTATGGATAGATTATATGACATGCCTGATCTTAGTAATGTTTTAAACTATTTAGAACAAATTAACGTGTGGCGAGATAAAGATCCTATGACAATGATTTATTATTTATTAAAAAATAATGATTCATCTGAAATAGATACATTATTAAATAAAACAAAAAATAATAAATCTGTATATAATTCTCTTTTAAAATATATTAAATTTACTCAAGATGTATTAAATGTATTTCCTAATAAATCTATTGATTTTCATACAGGTAATATTGGAGTTGATAATAATGGAGATCTTAAAATTTTTGATTTAGCAATATAAAAATATGATTAACCTATAACATGACCCCATACACTGATCTAGAGATTACAGACCAATACATCATTAGGGAGTTCAACGAGAACATAGACCCGATTGAGCTATTATGGCATCGGGACGATGAAGATCGTACTATAGAGATTTTAGAGGGAATAAATTGGATGGTTCAATTAGATAACCAATTGCCAGCTTTACTAAACTCTCATATATTTATACCACGAGGTATGTGGCACCGAACCATTAAAGGGGAGGGACCACTTAAAATTAAAATATATAAAGAATAATGGCTAACTACGTAACAACAGGATATGTTTTTTGGTACCCCACTCAATCATTAGCCGGGGGTCTAGCAGGTGTAGTTAATGATCCTGATCGTACTTATTTTATTGGTGCACCTGGAGGAGCCCCTTGTACTAAATTCTGGAGAATTTCAGGATCTAATGGTGATATAGGAGTAACTATTATAGACCAGGGCTTAACATGGGCTACAGGCTCATCTGCCCCTACAACTGACCCCAACACAGCTAGAGCTATAAATGGACAAGATGCATATAGTGCTAGTTTAGGGGGCCAACCAGTTCAAACTGTATTATATAATCCATCTTTTAATGGAAATTTAGCTGGAGAAGGACCCACAATTTTACCTTCATTTTTTATTGATGGTGGTAATTATGATTTTGGTGTAGGAGGAGGTATTATATTATTAACAGGATCATTTATAGGAAGTCCTGAAAAAGGAATGAAAGAAGTAAGATGGTATTGGACAGCCGAAGATGATCCAAGCGATTCAGGAGCTTATACTCCCATAATTTATACCGACCCAGGAGACCAAGCTGATTTTTTAATTAGAAATTTTGGGGCAACTGATAATAGTGCGGGAGGAGAAGAAAAATTAGCAGGAGCAGTAGCCAGTATAGGTGGTATATTTTTAGCACCTAAAGATCTAGGTGGTGGGGATTTTATTTTAGATATTCCCTCTAATTTTAAACCTGGAGGAGCTTTTCCTATATATAAATTTGTTACATAAACTGAAAATTTACTATTTAGACTGATTCATAGCCAGTCGCTTATTAAAAATTTTGACAGCTGTGGCGTCACCAAATTTGGAGATGTCACAGCTTTTTATTATCTTAACGCGTAACAAATAAAAATATGAAGGAAAAGAAAATCGTAATTGTAGGTGCAGGTGTAGCAGGAGTTAATGCTGCAACCAAACTGGTTGATAGCGGGTATCCTGGTGAACTAATCACAATCATTGATATGGGTAAAGACCCATATAACCGTTTACCCGAAGAGGTAATGACTGGATTTTTAGGTGCCGGAGGATGGTCAGATGGTAAACTAACCTACCACACAGCCATTGGTGGTCAGTTATCTAAGTATTGTGGTGAGGAAAAAGCAATGGAATTGATGGATCAAGTTATCACTAATTTCAAGCGTTTCCACCCTAAACCAGAAGAAGTACAATGCTCAAATCCAGATACAGAACCCGAATTTATTAAACCATATTTTGGTTTGCGTTTGTTTCCAGTTTGGCACGTAGGTACAGATTATCTATCTGAAATTGCTAAAAACTGGTATGATTATTTAGTGTCTAAAGGTGTAGAGTTTAAATGGGAAACCAAGGTAACCAGTATTAACTTCAGACACAACGAGGTTGTAATGCATTCGGTTAAACCCGAATTTGCAACTATGGATAATGATGGGGTATTTTATGATGAACTTATCTTTGGTGTAGGTAAATCAGGTATTGATTTTGCTCAACAATTGGCTAACCAATATGAACTACCAGATGAACCTAAATCAGTTCAAATTGGAGTACGTTTTGAGGCACCACAAAAACACTTTCAAAAACTAATTGATATTTCATATGATTTTAAGTTGTATAGAAAATTTGACGATAAAGGTGTTTCACTTCGCTCATTCTGTACAAACAATAATGCTGCGTACGTTGCTGTAGAGGAAACATATGGTGACCACAGCTATAATGGTCACGCTAAAAAAGATCCAAAATATCTAAACGGGATGACCAATTTTGGCATCTTGATGGAAATCAATGGCATTGAAGATCCATTTACTTGGTCACGTGATGTAGTAAATAAGCTTCAGTTTAATGGTACTGGTTTATATTATTCACCAACTCGAGTTCCATCTACCACAGCAGAAGGAAACAATGTTACAGCTTTCCAAATCGATAATTTAAGTGGAGTAGAACATGTAATGGGTGAATATTGGAACTATATTATGGACTTTATCGAGGATATGAAAAAAGTATTCCCTACATTAAAAGACGATTGGGGTATTTACGTTCCCGAGGTAAAATATCTTTCACCTGAACCACTTGTAAACTACCGCAACTTGTCTCTAACCAAGTTCCCCAATGTACACTTTGTAGGAGATGCATTATCAGCTAGAGGTATAACAGTTTCAGGAGCTCAGGCAATATACGTTGCCGAGGACGTTCTTTCTTATTACCTTCGCGATACCGAATATCCGGAATTTATTAGCCATTATGTAGCATGAAAAAACAAACAATTTACGAAGAACGCCGAATGAGATCTAAAGGAGCATATCATCACTTCTTTAAAGAAAGTGGCAGCACCTCTTGGAAATACCACAACTGGGAAGGTCCAGCAATTCAACCTATTGAAGGCGAGCAAACCGAACATAAAAAAGAATACTATCTATATGGCAAACATATGATTTTGGAACAATGGGAAGAAGCTCGTAAAAATAGAGAAGGTTTACCTTGGTATAAGAACGCTTCAATGAAAGGAACAACACGATTCTAATGGGACATAAGTATCAACCAGTACCCCGTAAAGGGGATATTTACAAAAAAGCTTGGGGACACGAACTTTGGATCGCAAACCACGAAGCATATTGTGGTAAACTCCTTGTATTTGAAAAAGATAAAAAATTCTCAATGCACTACCACTTGATTAAAGAAGAATCGTGGTACGTTTCTGAGGGCGAATTTGAATATAGCTGGATTGATACTGAAAAAGCCTCCATTCACTCAACTTTGATTCGTAAGGGAGACGTCGTAGATTTAGAGGTCGGACAACCACATCAACTAAAGGCACTTACTGAAGGTGCTACAATTTTTGAGGTATCCACCAAACACTACGAGGAAGACAGTTACAGAGTAATACCAGGATCATCACAATTATGAAAATAGGATTATGTGGAACAATGAGTGTAGGTAAAACCACACTTGTAAACGCACTTAAGGAATTACCAGAGTTCAAAAACTATACGTTTAGAACTGAACGTTCAAAATATTTAATGGAGCAAGGTATTCCCTTAAACACGGATTCTACACTTAAGGGTCAAACAGTATTTTTAGCTGAACGAGCTATGGAGCTTATGCAAGAAAATATCATTACAGACCGTACCATAATTGATGTAATGGCTTTTGCTCGTGCTTCTAAGTCAATGGATCCCGTTGAAAAATATGATTTTGAGCAACTAGCTATGTTGTTAATTAAAGACTATGACTATATTTTTTATATAAACCCAGAAGGAGTAGATATAGAAGATAATGGCATACGTGAAACAGATACTGAATATCGTAAGCTAATTGATTTTATAATTGTTAACTATCTTAAATCAAGACGTTCTCTTATTAAAAATTATGGTATATTGGAAGGTCCTACTGAAGAGCGTATTAAACAGCTTAAATTTCAATTAGGTTTGTGATATTTATAAGAAAACTATAATATATTTGAAGATGAGAATATCTGAATTAAAAAAAGCCATCCGCGAAATGATCGTAAGCGAGTTAAACGAAGAGGAAAGGATTGTTAAAAAAGGAACCCCAATGCCAACAGATGTACAAGTCGGTGATACTTTAGCAGTAGTTAAAGCAGACGAGGCACTTAATGAAATGGCTAAAATCGCAGGCGATCTAAAAGCAGCAATCGAAAAAGTAATCGAAAAAAATAAAGACGCTGAAAAGAAAGACGTTCGTAAGGCTATTAAAACAGACAACGAAGTTCAAGCTGCACTAGGACCTGATGATGATTTATTCGATAACCAACTTAACAAATTTATCGATCTAGTAAGAGGCGAAAGAGAAGTTGGACAACGCGGACGTAAAGCAGATCCAAACAAACCAGCTAAAGAGCCTAAAGAACCAGGAAGGCGTGGTCGCCCCAAATCAGCAAATCTTGCTGCCAAGAAAAAAGACGAGAAGGTAAAAACATTCTCAATGACTAAAAAATATTATTCTGATAGCGAAGACCAAGACGGACCATCCGATTTGGAACTACGTAAACTAGCTGGTTCAGGTGGTAAACTTGAAAAAGGTAAAACAGCTCAACTCCGTGCTCAAGAAAAAACTAAATTAGTTAAAGCATTCCTAAAGGATATGAGAGATGCTGGGGTAGTAGATAATGCTAACCGTGTCTTAGATAAAGACAAGTACGCTACAGAGTGGTCAAAAGCCAAAATCGAAATCGAAGATAAGGTATCTAAGCTTAAATAATGAAATATTTTAAAAATATTCAATCACTACTTATAGTAGTGTTGATAGTTGTGATTTTTTTAATGAGAAGTTGTTCAGGTAAGGGTACACCTACTGAACCACAGATCATTAGAGATACTATTGTTGAATCTATTATGATTGAAAAGCAATACCCTGTATATGTACCTAAAGTAAAGTATATCACCCAAGTAGATATTGATACATTTAGTACCCCAATCGATACATCAGCTATCTTATCGGACTATTATGCTATCAAAACCTACGAGGACAAACAAGTATTAGATAGTTTAAACTTAACTATTATCGACACTATATCTCAAAATCAAATTAAAAGCAGAAAAATTAGTTATACTTTTACTTACCCTCAAACTACCATTAGAGAAACTATTATTCTAAATAAAAGAGAATTATATTTTGGAATTGGAGCAACTGGAAACCAAGACCAATTACAATATTTAGGTGGAGAAGTGGTTTTTAGAAATAAAAAAAGACAGGCGTACGGCTTGGGAGTTGGTGTTGATCAAAATCTAGTTCCAGTAATCTCTGCTCGTATGTACTGGAAACTAGGAAAATGAGTGATCAGGATTTAAGAAAAATAATACAACAGGAATACGTAAAATGCGCCCAAGATCCGGCTCACTTTCTACGCAAATACTGTTATATTCAACACCCCCAACGTGGCCGTGTTGTCTTCAATCTATTTCCATTCCAAGGTAAGGTACTTAACCTTTGGAAAGAAAACCCATATTCGGTTGTACTTAAATCTCGCCAGTTAGGTATTTCAACTTTAGCGGCCGGATATTCTTTATGGATGATGACTTTCCATAAAGACAAAAACATACTTTGTTTAGCTACAAAACAGGAAACAGCTAAAAACATGGTAACCAAGGTAAAATTCATGTATGAAAACCTACCTTCATGGCTTAAAGTACCATCAGACGAAAATAACAAATTAACATTAAGATTAAATAACGGTTCTCAAATCAAAGCAGTATCGGCAGCAGGTGATGCTGGTCGATCAGAAGCAGTATCTTTGCTTATAGTGGATGAGGCCGCGTTTATCGAAAACATCGGAGAAATATGGGCATCAGCACAACAAACACTAGCAACGGGTGGTGGAGCAATAGTACTCTCAACCCCCTATGGAACTGGAAACTGGTTCCACCAGCAATGGGTAAGAGCGGAAGCAGCAGAGAACGACTTCTTACCTATCAAGTTACCTTGGTACGTACACCCGGAGAGGGACGAGGCGTGGAGGAAACGACAAGATGAACTTCTAGGTGATCCTAGAATGGCAGCACAGGAATGTGACTGTGATTTTAGTACCTCGGGAGAAACGGTATTCTATCCCGAATGGATCGAATTTATAGCCCAAACTACCGTTAAAGAACCGGTTGAAAGACGCGGGGCAGACAAGAACCTATGGGTTTGGCAACCTGCTGATTATTCGCGAGATTACATGGTTGTAGCCGACGTGGCTAGGGGTGATGGTAGAGACTTTTCGGCCGCTCACGTGCTCGATATTGAAACAAACACCCAAGTTGCCGAATACAAGGGACAATTATCGCCAAAAGAATTCGGACATTTTCTAGTAGGACTAGCCGCCGAATACAATAATGCTCTATTGGTAGTAGAGAACGCCTCAATAGGTTGGGCAACAATAGAAACTGTTATAGAACGCGGCTATCAAAACTTCTACCAGTCACCCAAGAGTGACTTAGTGACAGCTGATTCGTATTTTAACCGATATGAATTTGGTAATAATTTAACCCCTGGTTTTACAATGTCGCTAAAAACCAGACCACTTGTGGTAAACAAGTTTAGAGAATATATTGGCGATCGTTCTGTAACAATTCACTCAAAACGTTTACTAGAGGAAATGAAAGTATTCATTTGGAAAAACGGTAGACCAGAGGCACAAAGCGGATACAACGATGATTTAGTAATGTCGTTTGGTATTGGAATGCTTTTAAGAGACACATCACTTAAATTCCAGCAACACGGTTTAGACATGACCCGAGCTGCTTTAAACGGGATGACAAAAACACACGGAGGAGCATATTCAGGCAACGCTGTCCAAAATCCATATACACAAAAAATAGGCAATCAGCAGGAAGATCTCCGTTGGCTCCTTTGATATTTATAATAATAAAACACACAAATGGCTGATACTAGTTTATTTTCCCGATTAAGAAGACTCTTTTCAACTGATGTAATCATCAGAAACGAGGGTGGAAGTCAGCTAAAAGTAGTTGATACGGATCATATCCAAACCAGTGGTGAATTCCAAACAAATTCTCTAGTAGATAGGTTTGGAAAAATCTACACTAACCCAGCCTCTACATCTCTTTTAGGTTCACAATTCAACATACAATATCAGTATCTAAGAACTTATCTTTATAGTGATTACGATGTAATGGATACCGATGCTATTGTAGCTTCTGCCCTTGATATTATCTCGGATGAATGTACTTTAAAGAACGATATGGGAGAGGTACTTCAAATTAGAAGTAGCGACGATGATATTCAAAAAATCCTTTATAATCTATTTTACGATGTACTTAACATTGAGTTTAATCTATGGTCTTGGGTTCGTCAAATGTGTAAATACGGTGATTTTTTCTTAAAGCTAGAGATCGCAGAAAAATTTGGTGTATATAACGTAATTCCTTATACAGCATACCATATTCAAAGACGCGAAAACTTTGACATGGAAAACCCAGCAAAAGTTCAATTCCTTTATTCTCCCGATGGATACTATACGGGTGGTTCAGGTTACTATGCTACTCCAAATACTAAACCATCTGAAAATCAGATTGTATTTGATAACTACGAGGTAGCTCACTTCCGCTTATTAACGGATGTAAATTATCTTCCCTATGGTCGTTCATATCTTGAACCAGGACGTCGCTTATTTAAGCAATATGTGTTGATGGAGGATGCTATGTTGATCCACCGTATTGCTCGTGCCCCAGAAAAACGTATTTTCTATATCAACGTAGGTAATATTCCACCACAAGAGGTTGATGCATTTATGCAAAAAACTATCAACACAATGAAGAAAACTCCATTGATGGATGAAAAAACAGGTGAATATAACTTAAAGTACAACATGCAGAATCTACTTGAGGATTTCTACATCCCAGTAAGAGGCAATGACACTGCAACTAAAATAGACACTACAAAAGGTCTAGAATACAATGGTATCGAGGACGTAGCTTACCTAAGAGATAAACTATTTGCTGCCCTTAAGGTACCTAAAGCGTTCATGGGCTATGAAAAAGACTTAACTGGTAAGGCTACGTTAGCGGCTGAAGATATTCGTTTTGCTCGCACCATTGACCGCATTCAACGAATCCTATTATCTGAGCTATACAAGATTGCTTTAGTACACTTGTACTCACAGGGATATGATGGTGAGCAATTAACAAACTTTGAACTTAAGTTAACTACTCCATCAATCATTGCAGAGCAAGAAAAAGTTGCTCTACTAAAAGAAAAAGTAGCCCTAGCTAAAGAAATGTTGGATACTAAAATCATCCCATCAGATTGGATTTATGATAACGTATTCCAATTCAGTCAGGACCAATACGATGAATACCGAGATTTAATTATCCAAGACCAAAAACGCGCATTCCGTAACCAACAAATAGCTGAAGAAGGTAATGACCCGATCGAAACTGGCCGTTCATACGGAACACCACACGATCTAGCTTCTTTATATGGTAGAGAAAGATACGCTGATAATTCAGTACCAGATGGGTACGATGAAAAAGCTGAATTAGGTCGCCCTAAAGAAAAAGCATCTAATATAGACACTCAGGATAACCCATTGGGTAGAGATCGTTTAGGTAAAAAAGATATGAAAAAAGACGACCAAGAAGGTACAGGTAGAACTCAATTTAAAGGTGGTTCACCATTAGCGCTAGAAGGTACTAAACTTGAACTATCTAAAAATAGAACATTATTGGAAGGTCTTCACAAAAAACTAGTATTCCAAAGCGATAAAGCTAAAGAATCGTTATTAGATGAGTCTAATCTGACTGATTAAATATCTCAATATATTTATAATAAATCCTAATAGGAATGAATATCAAACACTCGAAATATAAAAATACGGGCATTCTATTTGAATTGCTGGTACGCCAAGTAACAGCTGACACCCTTAACGGTGATCAATCTCCCGCATTAAATATTATTAAGAAATTTTTTGTTAAAAGCGAATTAGGTAAAGAACTCAAATTATATGAGACTTTAACTAAAAGTAAAAAAATAAACGAATCTCGTTCTAATTTACTTATCCAAACTCTATTAGAGTCATCTAAAAAGCTTAACAAGAAAACGCTTAAAAGAGAAAAATATAATCTTATTAACGAGATTAAAAAACACTATAATTTAGATGAGTTTTTTAAGACAAAACTTCCTAACTATAAAACACAAGCTGCTTTTTATACACTAGTTGAAGCACAAAGCTCAATAGAGATGATCAGTCCTGATCAAATTGTAGCTAATAAGTATAGTATTTTAGAGCACTTAACACTGGGACCAGTTAACCCAGAAAAAGTAAAAGACGAGGTTTTACAAGAATTCCAAACATACGATAAGGACATAAGAATGTTAACCTATAAAATTTTATTAGAGAAATTTAACGGTAAATATTCAGATTTACACGAATCACAAAAAGAGGTACTTAAAGAATTTATCACATCAGTTGATTCAACCCCCAAGCTAAGAACATTCTACAATAATAGAATCCAGCAACTTAAAGAAGAGTTAGCTATTATTAGCAATACTATAGCAGATAAAGCTGTTCAAATTAAGTTAAACGAGGTGTTACCTCTTATAGTTGAGATAGAAAAAAATCAACCCATCAGAAACGAAAATATAGTTGATTTACTCCAATACTGCGAACTCGTAGAAGAACTTAAATCAGCTCATGGGTCCTCTATTTAACAAAATTCGGGAAATAGTTAGAGGTAGAAAGTTTATTCTTACCCCTACACCCGGAGGCGAAGAAAACGAATCAGACGTAACATATGTTCCTGATTTTGAAATTCTTTTAGCAGACATTAATCGCGCTTTAGAAACTCTTAGAGCAATTGCTACTGATCCCCAGGTAATAAATGACCCTAAATTTGGAGAAATATATAACCAATTTAGAGTTTTAAGAAATAATCTTAGAACCCACATGCGCACCAAATACCCTTCAGAATACCAAAAGATTAAAGGTATGTTTGAAATGAGTGGTACTGGTGGTGGTGCCGGAGCCGGATCATTCTCTCCTGGAACTGGTGGTCAATATGCTACCCCATTTGCTTTTAAAAAGATGGGAAAACAAGAATTACCTGAAGCCTCCCTAGGTGCATCATTAGGTAAGGGACCCAAAGCAGGTCCTAAAGGAGTAACAAATAACTACTATACTAAAAACTTTAAGTATAAACTGGTTAATCCCGTAAAATTAGCGGCCCAATCTAAGGCAGTAGATACTAAATACCTCTGGGGAAAACCTTAATATTTATAGGTATGTATAAGTATAAACTAAAGACTAGAATCAACGAAGCGGATCCTAAAAGAATAGAGTTCCAAAATCAACGCATTGATGCTTTCAAAGCTATTGAATCTAGATTAAACAGTTTATATCCAGCAATTGATAGAGCAAAAGACGAAACAATAGCATTCTATAAAGAAAAACCAGAATCCTTTGCTGTGGTAAAACCTACAGATCTAATTATGGATTATTTAAACGACATCGAAAAATTATTAAATCAATAAAATATGGCAAATACTGCTTTTAATACAAACGGAACTATTTCTACTACTAGTGTTACTGGCTCATTTGCTGGTTTTACTGTAGTATCAGGTTCAGCAACTTTTACAGGTCTTAAAGATTATTCAAATAATAATGTATCTACAGGCAGTATAGCTCTATGGACAGCACTCCCAGTAGGTACTACAGTACCACTATATATAACAAGTGCTTCTTTATCATCAGGAGCTGTAGTATTTTACCCAGTTTCAACTGTAATCCCACAACAATAATATGAAAACCCTACAAGAACAATTCAATCTAATCCAGGAAGGAAAAGGACATAAAGATATGTTCTTAAAATCCGCTCGTAGATTATTCCCAGAATATTTAACAAACTATGCCTCCTATAATGAGGTTACTACCATTTTAAAGCAAAGAGGTGTTTTAAGTGAAATAATTGTAGGTGGTGGTATTGTTACTCAACGCACTTTTGATCCATTTAAGGCATTTGATGCATACGTAAACGAAGAATACACAGTAGCTGGTGGCGTTGGTAAAACATATGCTGCCCAACAATTAAACCCAGTTTCTGCTCCTAAATCCCAAGGTGCTCAAACTACTAAATCGGTAGAAAAGAATCTATCTAAAGAGGTAGCAGATCGCCAGGAAATGGCTGGCTATGATTATAGTAATGAAAAAAATATTGACAACGTATATGGTCAAGAATTTTTAGAGGGATACTACGCGGAGATGAAAGATCCTAAAAATGTTGATAAAACAATAGATGAATTAAAAGACATTGTTAGAAAAAATTTAGTTAAAAATTCTTCATACTATGTAGAGAATGCCGCATTTGGTATTAAAGGGATTGGTTATACAAAATCAGCACCTGGTTTAGGTGAAGGAGAACCCGCTAAAGGCAAATACAAAGCCAGCGGATATGGTGATTTACCTAAGAAAAAATAATGAAACAAGTATTAATTGAAACCCAAGCGTTTCAGGTTAATCCTGTTCAATTAACTGAAGGTACTAAATCTCCAGCAGGCAACCCCATTGTAGAAGGTATTTTAGCTACGGCTGAAGTTAAAAACGGAAACGGCCGTTACTACAAAAAAGATCTATGGCAACGCGAAATAGATAGATACATGGAAGTTGTTAAAGAAAACAGAGCAACAGGTGAGCTAGACCATCCAGACTCCTCTATCATCAATCTTAAAAACGTATCTCATATTATCCGAAGTATCTTTTGGGATGGAGACCACGTAGTAGGAAAGATAGAAATACTACCAACTGTTTCAGGTAATATTTTAAAAGCATTAATTGAAAATAATGTTCAAGTAGGTGTTTCTTCTCGCGGTATGGGTTCTTTAAAACAAATGAGTGAAGGTACACTAGAGGTACAAGACGACTTTGAACTTCTATGTTGGGATTTTGTTTCTACACCTTCCAATCCAGGTTCATATATGCACTTAGTGCGCGAAGGAAAAGAATACAACACAAGTAACCATTACAGTAAAGCAAGTGGAATTTTAACAGAAATTCTATGCGCTAAGGGCACCTGCCCTATTATATAAATTTCCCTAGGGCGCTACCTTGGGTGGGGAAACGCAAGTTTCCCCTTTTTTATCTTTGAATAATCCATACATATGTATAGACATAATATGCTATCCTTATATAGCATTTACAAATATATAAATTCCGATTACGGTTGAATAAATAACCGTACCCCCCAAATCAAATTTTGTGGATAAAACAATGGCGAATAGAAACCTATTGAAAGAAGCTATTGCTGATGCTAAATCTGTTAAAGAAGCAGCCATCGCAAATGCTAAAGCCGCTCTTGAGGAAGCTTTTACACCATACCTAAAGGAAAAATTTTCTGCCAAATTAGCAGAAATGGAAACCGAAGAAGGTATGTATTATGAAGACGACAAAGAGATGGAAGAAAACTACAGCGAAGGAGAAGTAGAAGAAATGTCAAACTATACCGAAGAAAAACGTACTGAAAAGATGCGTGAAAAACCTGAAGTAGAAGAGATGGATCTTGACGAACTTTTAGCTGAACTCGATGAGGAAATGAGTAAAGAAAAAGAAATGGAAGAAACTTTAAACGAAGCTGAAGAAGAAACCGAAGAGGAAGAATCTGAAGAAGTTGAAGGTGAAGAGGACGATGAAATCGACCTTGAAGACATGACTGAAGACGAGCTTAAAGACTTAATCGAAGACGTAATCGCAGACATGGTTAGAGCTGGTGAGCTCGAAGCCGGTGAAAAATTCGAAGACGAAGAAGACGACGAAGACGACGAAGAAATCGATTTTGAAGAAGAAGACGAAGAAGAAATAGTATCTGAAAGAAAGCACTACGGTGGTAGTAAAGAGAATATTCCTTCTGCTAAGCGTGGTAAAATTAAAAAAGACACCGCTGAAGAAGAAGGCATTGCTGACTATGAAAGATCTAAGAAAAAGATGGACGAAGGAGTAATAGATAAGTTAAAAGATCTTTACACTGATAAAGAATTACTTTCTAAAATCATTACTATTGACGGTGAAAAAGTATCTATTCAAGATCTTATTAATTTAGTAAAATCAGGAGCTCCGGCTCGTGAAGGTATGAATAGAACTGAAGACGAAATGGATGAAATGAAGAAAGAAATTGAAGAATTAGCTTCAACACTTTCTGAAACTAAACTTTTAAACGCTAAACTTCTTTATACTAACAAAATCTTCAGAGCTAAGAATTTAAACGAAACACAAAAAGTAAAGGTATTGGAAGCTTTTGATAAAGCTGCTTCCGTAAGAGATGCTAAACTTATCTACGAGACATTAACCACAGTTAAGGAAACTAAAACTGCTGTTACTGAATCAATGAGAGGTATGGCCTCAAAAGCGGCAGGTATGGCTCCAGAAAAGAAACCAATCCTTGAGGTAAACGATCAATTCGCTAGATGGCAAATCTTAGCGGGTATCAAAAGAAATTAATAAACAAAAAACCCCTGTAATAATATGTCACAAGTACAACAATTACTCGAGTCTGCAGCTTCCGGTTGGAAGAATATGCAGTCTGACGCGGCTAAATTAGCTGCAAAATGGGATAGGACAGGTTTACTTGAAGGACTCCGTACGGAGACCGACAAGAACAACATGTCTTTAATCCTAGAAAACCAAGCCAAGCAACTAGTAGTAGAGCAATCTTCTGTAGGTGGTGGTTCAGGTTTCGGTAACTTCACAGTCGGCACAGGTGCCGAATGGGCTGGTATCGCTCTTCCATTAGTACGTAAGGTATTCGGTCAAATCGCTGCTAAAGAATTCGTTTCTGTACAGCCTATGAACCTACCTTCCGGTCTTGTATTCTTTTTAGACTTCCAATACGGAACTACTAAGAATCCATTCTCTACTGGAAAATCACTCTATGGTAACACTGGTTCAGCTAATGGTAACTACCCATTCTCTACAAACCCTAATAACTTAGGTGAGAATAACAACGGTGGTCTATACGGTGCTGGAAGGTTTACCTATTCAACTAACCAATTCTCATCTTCATTACTAGGTCTTATATCTGGTTCGTCTGCAGCTCCTGCAAATGCTTCCACTGGTAGTCTTACAACCGCTACTTGGGCAGAATTAAATTTTGATTCAGATATGTCAGCCTCTATTGTTGGTGGTACAGTACTGAAAGCTACTATTTCTGCTTCTGCATTATCTAGCTACGATGCTGATGCTGTAAGAGGATTTGTATTAGTATCAGGTTCAGCTACAACTGAGACTGGAGTAAATGGTTTAACTGTAGCTACTGCATTACCACAATTTACTACTTTAGATTACACTAACCAAAGAATTTCTTTCTTCTTTACTGCTTCCGCAGCTGTTATTGCAGCAACCGGTTCTTACACTGCGTTTTACAATAAGGCAACTACAATGAGCCCATACAACGTAGGTGATTTCGAAGCTGGAAACGCATTCGCTGCTCCCAACGCTGAAAGCTCAACTGAAATTGTAATTCCAGAAATCAACATCCAACTTCAGTCACAAGCAATTGTTGCTAAGACTAAGAAGTTAAAGGCTGTTTGGACTCCAGAATTCGCCCAAGATCTTAATGCCTACCAGGCACTTGACGCAGAAGCTGAAGTAACAAACATCATGAGCGAGTACATTTCTCTTGAAATCGACCTTGAAATTCTTGACATGTTGATCGAAGACGCAGCTGCTGGTACTGAGTACTGGACTGTATTGAACAACGGTGTTTACAATCCTAGTAATACTAACGGATTTGATTTCCCAACTTCAAGTACAATGACCGGTTACTACAATACTCAAGGCCAGTGGTTCCAAACCCTTGGTACTAAGATGCAGAAACTTTCTAACAAGATTCACCAGTTAACCCTTCGTGGTGGTGCAAACTTCTTAGTATGTTCCCCAACTGTAGCTACAGTAATTGAATCAATCCCAGGATTCGCTTCAAACTCTGATGGCTCTGCAGACAAAATGGAATACGCGTTTGGTGTACAGAAAGCTGGTCAATTGAACAGCCGCTATACAGTTTACAAGAATCCTTACATGACTGAAAACACGATCCTTATGGGATTCCGTGGTACTCAGTTCTTGGAGGCCGGTGCTGTATTTGCTCCTTACATTCCTTTGATCATGACTCCTCTTATCTACGATCCCGATACCTTCACTCCAAGAAAAGGTCTCTTGACTCGCTACGCTAAGAAGATGCTACGTCCCGAATTTTATGGTAAAATCTTCGTTTCTGGTCTTAACAGCCTCTAAACTAGAATAACCTAAAGTTAAATATTGAGCCCCGCGAAAGCGGGGCTCTCTTATTTAATATTTATACACGGTAATTATTTATTTAACTTATTAATTAATATATGGCTTCACACCATCACGAAGATTCAATCTTCCAGGAAAAACGCAAACCCAAAACACCAATCAAATTTAAAACAGAACTAAATTTAGAACAAAAAGAAGCCAAAGCAAAAATATTACAACACACAGTTACGTTATTAGCCGGTTCAGCTGGCTCAGGTAAAACATTTTTAGCGTGTCAAATAGCACTAGAGAAGCTATTTATGAAAGAAGCTGAAAAAATAATCATTACAAGACCTACCGTATCAAAAGAGGAAATAGGATTTCTACCAGGTGATCTACGCGAAAAAATGGATCCGTGGGTCCAACCCATATACCAAAACATGTATGCTCTATATGATAAGGTTAAAGTAGAACAATTTATACAAGCAGGCCAAATTGAAATAGTACCTTTATCATTTATGCGAGGTCGCACTTTTTTAGATTCAATAGTGATAGTGGACGAGGCACAAAACGTAACACACGAGCAAATGGAAATGATTGTAACACGATTAGGTTTACGCAGTAAAATGATCATTTGTGGAGACGATAACCAAGTGGATTTAAAATCCAAGCGCGAATCCGGTTTTAGGTTTTTATATACGGGTGCTAAAAAGATAAAAGATCTTTGCGCTATATCCCTTAAAACAAATCATCGCCACCCAATCGTAGAAGATCTCGTTTCATATTATGAAGAGGCAGCATACCAAGGTATATCATTGGGCACATCTGGTTCAAACGGAAGGAAGAGTTAAACCTTCTTACATATTTATAACGAAAACGTATGGCAAACATTCCAATTTGGCCTGGGTCCTCTTCATTTGCTGCCGTATCAGCCTCATTTTATAATACTCCATCAACAGGTAGTTCACCTACTTCATTTGGGTTTTATGATAATGACTCTGCTTTTAAAACAGACGCAAATAAGGTAGCTAATTTTTGTTCTAGGCGTTTAGGATATCCTATTGAAAACGTAGAACTACAGGATTTAAACTTTTGGACTGCCTTTGAGGAAGCAACAACTATCTATGGTAACGAATTATATGCTTACCAAATTAGAGAAAACATGCTTAACTTGGAGGGTTTACCTATATCTACCCCCACATTAAACAATACTCAAATTACCCCTAATATGGGTAATATTATCCGTATCTCAGAACAATATGGAGAGACAGCCGGGGTAGGAGGAAATACCAATTGGTATTCAGGTTCGGTTATTTTAACTGGCTCAGTTCAGGATTATGATTTAGATGTTTGGGCCCAACAAAATGGCATTTCAGGAAGTAATTTAGAGATCCAAAACGTATTTTACCACGGTGTTCCCGCTTCAGCTACCTACTACTATGGAGGTGCTGTAGGTTTAGGATCAGGATTTGGTGGTTTCTTTGGCGCTTTAGGTGGTGTAGCAGGTGCGGGTGGTATAGGTTATTTACAGAACCCCCTAGCATACAACGTAGCGGCAATTCAGCAAGTAGAATTAGCGGATGAAATTCTTTTATCTGGTTATAGTTTTCAACTTATAAACAATAAGCTAAGAATATTCCCTTGCCCCACAGAAGGTGATACAGGAACTAATTACTATTTCCAATACCTACTTAAAAGCGAACGTTTAGGGAATTCATTAGTTTCCGGAAGTGGAGTTAGCGGTAGTGGATTAATCACTAACGTCTCAAACGCTCCATATGGCAACCCAGTTTATTCTCAAATAAATTCAATAGGGCGTTCCTGGATTTTTGAATATACTTTAGCACTTTCAAAAGAAATGTTAGGGTATGTTCGCAACAAATATTCACAAATTCCGATTCCGGGTGCTGAAGTTACTTTAAACGGGGATACTTTAACCTCATCTGCAGCTACTGATAAAGAGGCTTTAATAACAAGGTTAAGAGAATATTTCAATGAAACCTCTCGCCAATCCATGCTTGAAAGAAGATCATTAGAAGCAGATTTTTCTCAAACTGAACTGAATAAAAGCCCAATGACAATCTTCATAGGATGATAAAGTTTGCTGATATATTAACTGAGATATTAAACACCTACGAGGTAGATGTTATAATAAAATCTAATAAAAACCAAAATATTAGCGATATATTGGATCAAATCCGTGCTCTAAGAAAGATCACCACGGTACGAAATATAACCCCACCAGACTATCCACAAAAAGAGAATATTGAATACACTCGTATTAATATTAAATTTTTAAGCAAAACAGGTAAACCAGAAGAAGATATAAAAGAATTTGAACAAGAAATTCTTACCTCAGATCAGGACGATAACCTAAAAATACTAGGGGTTATAGGAGCTAATTTTGATATAAATACTTTAAGACGTTTATAGTGGCTTTATTTGGGCAAGCAAGAGACATCTCAATGTTTAGATACGTTAACCGTGAGTTGATGCATAACATCATCTCGCAACAGTGTGCTTTTTACCAATTGCAACTAAACGAAACAGCATTTAATATGTACGGGGAAGCTGCTGAAGATAAATACTATAATGGTCCTTTCCTTTTATACACATTAATAGATCTACCAGACCAAAATTTTCCAACAGGAGAAATGGGTGTAGATTTTGATTGGAAACCCACATTCAGATTTTTAAGAGACGATTTAACAACCGGTTCTTTAGGGTATTCTAATCTAACAGAAGACATTGTTCCCCAAGTAGGTGATATAATCTTCTATCAAGAATCATATTACGAGATCACCAACATAAACGAGGCACAATATTTTGTAGGTAAAAACCCAGATTACCCTAATAATCCTAATCCATTAGAAACAGATTTAGCAGAGTTTGGATATAATGTCTCCATTATATGCAGCACAATCTATGTTCCTGCTGATAAGGTCGGACTAAGTAAAGAAAGAACATAATGCCACAATATAGAAAACCTACCCCTAAAACTCAGAAACAATTATCTGAGGAACAGCACGTACCTACTTACCCTCAATACGGGAATCCTAATGCATCAGTTCCGGCAAGCAATAATAGGGGTACAAAAATTTCATGGGAAGGGGATGATGCCAAACTTTTTTCTATTGGTATTAAAGACATAGATGAGGCTGTAATGTATTATATGAAAAGTATAATTAAACCTTACGTTCTACAAAATGGTGAAAGAATAGAAGTACCTGTTATTTATGGTTCTCCTGAAAGATGGAAATCAGTTCAACGCGATGGGTATTACAAGGATAAAAACGGGGCTATAATGCTTCCTTTAATTATATTTAAAAGAGATAGTATTGAAAAAGTTAGAAGTTTTGGTAATAAATTAGATGCTAATACACCTAACAATTACCAAATCTTTGAAAAAAAATACACAGCTAGAAATGCTTATAATAGTTTTGATGTTTTAAATGGGATAAAACCACAAAAAGAATACTATGCTGTAGTTATACCTGATTTTGTTAATGTAACATACTCTTGTATTGTGTCTACCTATTATATAGAACAACTAAATAAAATAGTTGAAGCTATCAATTATGCCTCTGACACATACTGGGGTGATCCCGACCGTTATAAATTCCGTATTAGTATTAATACAATTCAAACTCCAACCGAATTAGTACAAGACAGTTTACGTTCAGTAAAAGCCAATTTTTCACTGACTTTATACGGGCAAATAGCTCCGGATGTACCACAAAAAGATTTATCAGCTATTAATAAGTTTTTTGATAAAACTAAAGCAATATTTTCTATAGAAACCGTATCTCAGTTACCTAAATAAGACATTCGCCTTATTTTTTAATATTTATTACAAACTGGAAGATATAAGTTTAGTTACATGGCTGAAAATAAAAGATATACTACTCAAAAGAAACAGAATTCAGGACAAGATAGTGTCATTAAGGATGATTTATATCTGTTCTCAATCCCTACTGGCTCTTCTGAAGATCTTACTTTAGTTTTAAATCCCCAATCCAAACAAGTTAGATACGTAACAGGAGGAACAGGAGGAACAGGCACATCTGGTACATCCGGTTCTTCAGGGGGCGCTAATACATCTGGTACCTCTGGTGCAGCTGGTTCTTCAGGCAGTTCAGGTAGCAGTGGTATTTCAGGCTCTTCCGGCTCTTCAGGTACAAGTGCTTCAACAGGTCAATCTGGCAGCTCAGGTAGTTCAGGTTCTAGAGGTTTATCAACTTCTTCAGGTTCATCAGGTATTTCAGGTTCAGGTGGTTTAAGTACTTCTTCTGGCACCTCTGGTAGCTCTGGTAGTTCCGGCACTTCAGGTGTAGCAGGTCTTTCAGGTTTAAGTACTTCCTCAGGCTCAACTGGTTCATCTGGTTCTTCAGGCTTATCTGGTTCTACAGG